CGAGATGTTCCCGGTGTCTAACGACGTGGACGGCCTCCAGGGACTCGACCCGAGCCTCGCCATCGTCGACGAGATCGGCTTCCAGCCTGTCGAAAGCTGGGATTCGCTGCGGATGGCGACCGGCAAACGGGCCCGGAGCACCATCATCGGGGTCGGGACGCCCGGTTTCGACCATGACAACGCCCTCTACCACGTCCGCAAGGCCATCCACGAGGGGGCGAAGCTCCCCGGCCTGCACTTCCGCGAGTTCGCGGCCCCCGATGGGTGCGCCACGAGCGACCGAAGGGCCTGGCGGAAGGCCAATCCGGCCATTCGGGCCGGATTCCTGCGCGAAAGTGCCCTCGAGACCGACCTAGGCATCACTCCCGAGGGCCACTTCCGCCTGTTCCGGCTAGGACAGCACGTCGACGGCACGGATTCATGGCTCGGAGCGTCAGGAGCGGCCATCTGGGACGCCCTGGAGGCGCCGTTTGACTTCGTGGCGGGCGATCCGACGTGGGTCGGCATGGACGTAGGCATCAAGCGCGACTCAACGTCTGTCGTAGCCGTCCAGCGGGACACCGAGGGACGGCTACACGCCTCCGCCCGCTTCTGGGTGCCCTCAGTCGACAAGCCGGTGGACGTGACCGACGTCATGGAGCACCTGCGCGAGCTGGAGCGGGCATACGACGTCCAGGCGATCAGCTTCGACCCCCGGTTTTTCGACGTCCCGGCCAAGATGCTCGCCGACGAGGGGCTCCCGATGGTCGAGATCCCGCAGAGCGTCGAACGCATGACCTCCGTGCTTGGCTCGCTGCTTGAGCTGATTAAGCGCGGCCACGTTCGCCACGACGGAGACGAGCTGCTCCGCACGCACGTCCTGAACGCGGTGCCCCGCTTCAACGAGCGAGGCTTCACCCTCCAGAAGTCCAAGTCCCGCGGTCGGATCGACGGCGCCATCGCCCTCGCGCTGGCCGTCGACCGTTCTGTCTACAGCGGGCGCCGACAGGTAACGGAGTTCGCATGGTGACCCGCAGCCGCATCCTCGGCGCCGTCCTCATCGCGGCCGGGGCCATCCTCGCCATCGTCGGCGTCGGCCTGTTCTCCGTCCCGATCGCCATCGTCCTCGCCGGCCTCCTCATCGTCGGCGTCGGTTTCGGTCTTCTCGTTGAGGTGCGCCCGTGAACATCATCCAGCGCATCCTCACCGGCTCGCCCGAGCAGCGCGGCCTGACGTACCCGTCCGAGTTCGTGAACTTCGGCGGGCGGATGTACCCGCTCAACTTCCACCAGACGCTCATCGGCCCCAAGGAAGAGGTCGCGGGCGACTACACCGGGCTGGTGAACGGCGCCTACGCCGGCAACGGGATCGTGTTCGCCTGCCTCAACGCCCGGATGGCGCTCTTCACCCAGGCCCGCCCGATGTGGCGCCAGCTCCGCAGCGGGACGCCCGGCGAGCTCTACAGCACGGCCGAGCTGGACATCCTGCGGACGCCCTGGCCCAACGGCACGACGAGCGACCTGCTCGGGCGCATGGCGCAGGACGGCGACCTCGGCGGGAATGCCTTCATCGCCCGGCGGGTCGGCAAGCTCGTGCGGCTGCGCCCCGACTGGGTGACGATCATCCACGGAGTCGAGCGCCGAACGACCGACGCCTGGGACCTCGACGCCGAGGTCATCGGCTACGCCTACCAGCCCGGCGGGCCCGGCACCGACCCCGAGTTCCTTGTCCGCGAGGAGGTCGCCCACTTCGTCCCGGCCGGCCTGACCGACCCGCTGGCGCCCGGCCGCGGCATGTCCTGGCTCACCCCGCTCATCCGCGAGATCGAGGCCGACAGCGCGGCCACGAGCCACAAGCTCGCGTTTTTCCGGCAGGGGGCGACCCCGAACATGGTCATCACGGGCGTCCAGCCGGCCGCCGGGCAGACGCTCCAGGACTGGGTGGACAGGTACCGGGCCAAGAACGAGGGCGTCGGCAACGCCTACAAGACGCAGTTTTTCACGGCCGGCACGACCGTCGAGGTCGTGGGCAAGGATCTCCAGCAGCTCGACTTCAAGGTCACCCAGGGCGCCGGGGAAACCCGCATCGCCGCCGCGGCCGGCGTCCCGCCCGTCGTCGTCGGGCTTTCCGAGGGGCTCCAGGGCAGCAGCCTCAACGCCGGCAACTTCACGGCGTCCATGCGCCGCTTCGCCGACCTCACGGGGCGGCCGTGGTGGAGCAGCGCCTTCGCCTCGCTGGCGACGATCATCCCGACCCGGCCCGCCTCGGAGCTGTCCTACGACGACCGCTACATCCCGGCCCTCCGGGTCGACGTCAAGGACGCGGCCGAGGTCCAGGCCCTCAACGCGCAGGCCGTCCGCCAGTACGTCGACGCCGGGTTCGTGCCCGACAGCGTGGTGGACGCAATCAACGCCGGCGACATCAAGCGGCTCAAGCACTCGGGCCTCTACTCGGTCCAGCTCCAGCTCCCGGTGCCGGAGCAGCCCGAGCCGATGCCCACGCCCGCAGCGCTGGCCGAGCCCGTCAAACCCGCCGAGATCCCCGCCACGACCGGCTAACAGGAGGTAATCGCCATGCCCGACGCGCCGCGATCGCAACCGCCCGGCGAGGGCTACCGCGCCATCTCGTGGCCGGCCGAGTACCGCGAGATGGATCACCAGCGCCCCCGCCTCATCGGGCACTTCGCCCGGTTCGGCGTCTTCAACGAGATCAGCAGCGTTTCAGAGGGGACGTTCCTCGAACGCATCCAGCCCGGTGCCTTCGCCCGTACGTTCAAGAACAACCGGGACCGCATCCGCGTCCTGTTCCAGCACGGCAGGGACCCGGACGTGGGCGAGAAGCCTATCGCCGCGCCGCGCGAGCTACGCGAGGACGACGTCGGCCCGTACTACGATGCCGAGCTCCTCGACGGCATCCCCCCGCTCGTCGAGTCTGGGCTCCGCGCCGGGCAGTACGGCGTGTCGTACCGCTTCCAGATCGTGAGCGAGGACTGGGAGCCCGATCCGCCCAAGTCGGACTTCAATCCGAAGCGCCTCCCCGAGCGGACGATCCGCGAGGCCCGCGTGTTCGAGTTCGGGCCGGTGACGTTCCCGGCCGACGCGGGCGCGGACGTCGCGGTTCGCAGCCTGACCGACCAGATGACCACGCCCGAGGCACGGGCCAATCCCCCTGAGCCGGAAGCACCCTCCCCCGAGCCCGAGGCCGCAGCGCCTCACCTCGAGCTGGAGGCCCGCGACGAGCCGGTCATTGTCGCCGCCCCCCAGTCGAAGGAGAAGATCCCCGTGGCAGACATCAGCGCATACCCCACGCGAGACGAGAAGGTCGCCCGCGTCGGGGAGATCGAGCGCGAGCTCCAGACGCTTGACGCACAGTTCGACGGCAAGATGCCCGACGAGCCGCAGGCTCGCTGGGACGCCTACGTCGCCGAGAAGAAGGCGCTCCTCGAGGCGGTCGACGCGGTCGACTCCCGAAAGCGCGAGATGACCCAGGAATGGACGGACCGTGGCAAGAACCTGACGGACGGCTACTCCCCCCCCGCCGTCAACGTCATCAAGACCCGCGACCTCGCCAGCATCTACGACGTCCCGCGCATCCGGCGCGAAGCGCGCAATCAGGCGCAGTTCGCCTCCAGCATGCGCGACAGCGCGCTGCGGGCGGTCGAGGGCGCCTCGTTCCTCAACCCACGCTTCCCGAAGCAGTCCGGCCAGAGCGCGATGGCGTCCCTCATCGACGGGCGCGACCAGTGCGACCCCGTTGAGGTCGCCAATCGCGTCCTCTACACCGGCAACCCGGCCTATCGGCGGGCCTTCCGCAAGTTCCTCTTCGAGGGCACGTACACGGCCGAGGAGGCTTCGGCCTTCGACGAGGCCCGCGCTTCCCTCGTCACCCTGTCCAACACGGCCGTCCCGTTCGATCTCGACACCACGATGGCAATCGACACGGCCGGCGGCGTCAACCCGTACCGCGAGGCGTTCCGCGTCGTGAAGACGACGAGCAACGACTGGCGTCCGATGGTCTCGTCCGGCATGGTGGCGGTGTACGTCGCCGAGTCCACGGCAGGGTCCGAGGCCGCGCCGTCCTTCACGGCTCCCACTCGCCTGCTCCAGAAGGCGCACACGGTCGCCAAGTTCTCGACCGAGATCCAGTCCGACTACCCCGGCCTCGAGGCCGAGCTGGTCAAGGAGATCGCCGACGCCAAGGACGTCCTCGAGGGGGTCCAGTTCACCACGGGTGCCGGCACCACGGTCTACCCACAGGGCATCTTCACCGCCTTCACCTCCAACTTCCTCGACACGACCACGACCCTCGTGATCGTTCCGGCCGACCTCTACAAGCTGGAGGCATGGCTGGGCCCGCGCTACCGCGCCAACTCGGTGTGGCTGGGCTCCCCGTACTTCTACAGCCTCGTCCGCGGCATCGACACCGCGGGCGGCGCCGGCCTCTGGGTCGACAACCTGCGCCAGGGTGGCGCAGTCGGCACCGTGGAGAACCGCGGCGCGCTGGGCTACCTCGTCGGCCATCCGGCCTACGAGGTGGGCGGCCTTCCCGCCACGATGGCGACGACCGAGAAGGTCGCGATCCTCGCCAATCGCGATCGGTTCGTGATCATCGACCGCATCGGGATGAACGTCGAACTGATCCCGAACTTCCTCTCCGCCGCCACCGGCTACCCGACCGGCGAGCGGATGCTCTACGCCTGGTGGAGGAACACCTCCGTCGGCATCGGCACCGCGACCCTGACGCAGGGCGAGGGTGCCGCCATCTTCCGCGGCAAGTAGTCCATCGCAGGGGG